GCAAGATCAGCACGGACACGTTGGACGTGGCGGCACAACTGACAGGTTGGCCTACGCCGAGAGCGAACAAGGTGCATCCCGAGATCACGGAGGAGAACCAAGAGAAACTGGCGAACCGCAACAAATCCAATCTGGAGGAAGTGGTAGCGGTACTGTGGGGGTGGGCGACACCGACCACGGCGGATCACAAGGGAGCGGCGAAACCAGAGTCGGTCAAGGCATGGAACAGTCGGGGTCACAACCTTCCCGAACAAGCACAGATATCGGGATGGACGACACCATCAGCGACAGACGGCACGAGGGGAGGAACTGGGATCACGGACGGAATGTCGGGGAGCAGCCTGACCCAGATGGCAAAGATGTCGGGATGGGCAACGCCCAACACGATGGACAGTCTGCCTCTTCGAAGCAAAGAAGCGATGATCAAGATGCACCAGACGACAAGAAAGAACAGATCGTTCCCGTGCAATCTGAGGGAGCAAGTATCTCCCGAGATGATCGAAGCGGTGATGGAGGCAAAGGGAGAGGTGACACCGAAACCCGAGCCTATGAGACTAACGGCTTCTGGGCAGATGCTGACTGGCTCTTATGCCGAGATGGAAAGTGGAGGCCAGTTAGACCCCAGTCATTCCCGTTGGCTCATGGGGCTACCGCCCGAGTGGGACGACTCCGCGCCTACGGAAACGCCATCACGGCGCAAGTCGCGCAAGGATTAATCGAAAGTTACATGGAGGTAAAACAATGACTAAAAGAAAAGGAAGACGACATAATGGACACAGAACAAATCCAAATGTAGTGGAAGGTGTAACCAACGCATCCTCACTCTTTGTGCCCACTGAAAAGAATTTTGAAAAGTGGAGCAGTCTAGATAGGAAGGTGAATGAAAACTTTCTGGTCAACAATGTCACGTTTGGTTCGGGTAACATGAACTTGAAGGACACCTATGGGGAGGCAGAGATGTCTAAGGCTTATACCCTAGCCAAACAAATTAGGGTTGGCACTGTACCCAAGTCTCCGAAGAGGCAGATGCTATACTTTGTTCGTGACATGGTGCACTTCTATAGATCGAATGGGTTTCATCGGTTGGCTGACACAATGGCAAAGGACATCCAGTTCTTTGATGTGAATGAGATCTTTGAGTATGTTTCCATAAACCTCGAAAACATTTTTCCAGAGCCAGAGACACCCCCTTCTACGGATGTGGTGCTACCTGCCCATAAGGTTGGCTTGTACTGTAATCTTCTTGAACAAAATGGTTGGGATGAAAAAAACCCTGACAAAAAAGGTGCGGAGGCAATGTACATTCTTTCTAATCTTGTGGACGATCCAGAAGATGAACGGTACTGCCGGATTTTTGAAGTTGATGTAATATATCGACCTGTCTCTACCGATACGATAGCGGACACCAAACCGTTGGAGGTGGGAACAGTTGATAGCATCAAGGGTACTATTACTCCATACGATGATACCATAGAGAAGCACAAACCGCTCATGATTCAGATGGCACAATTTGCCTGTGCTTTTTTACAAACCATAAACACACCGAGGTTCGTGGTTCAACGACAGCAAAAAATTCATCCCTTCCACAAGGCAAAGATAAAAAAGATGTTGGGTAAGTTTACTCCTGACAGTTGGAACTTAGTCCAGTGGAACGTAGGTGAACCAGTCAAATCGAAGGATGAAGAGACAAAGTCTGGTGGCAAGCAAGCCCTACACTTTCGTCGTGGGCATCCGAGGATGGCAGAGGAACACTGGGAGAAAGCTTATTGGAGCACGGTTCGCAATCGTTGGGAGCAGTACATCCATGGCTACGAAGCAGGCCACCCAAGATTTGGCATAAAGAAAAGTTATCATCTACCGAGAAAGGAGGTATGATATGATTGACGATAGGATCTGTATTTATTACGTCGCGGATCGCGTTCAGGAGATTCGTGACGGCGATGCAACAGCAGAAGAGTTCTTACGAGAGTTGAACCATAACATTGGCGTCAATACTCGAATTAAACGTAACAATCCTGATGCATTGGTGGCTGACTTGCCACCTATAGATGCGCCCAGGACAAAAAGAAAAAGGAGGAAATGATGTATGTAGTTACATGGTTGGAGGACATTGAGCCACTAGGGTTCTTAGAAATCAGTCAGCTTCCACACTGGGAACTGAAAGAGAATTGGTCTGAGGTTCAAGAGTTTGTAGCCAAACTTAAAAAGCTCGATAATGTTTTGACTTGGTCAATAAGTATGGTGATTGACGGAATGGATCACCATCTGTGCGAAGGGCCGCAGGGTCAAACAGAAAAAGGACTTTGGTTTGACAACATATCAAAACTATTGCCTGATTACATGAGCAACATGGAGGTATTAGCAACGCTCATGAACATTGCCAGTAAGTACTGGGACGCAGAAGACATGAAGTTAGGTGCAGAGATGATGGTCATGGCGACTGAAGATCTGCGTGAAGAAGTTATTTATAAACATTGAGGTACCAAATGAGAAAGAATACGAAAGCATATCAAGTATTATCAGAAGTAAGCAAAGACAAGGGCACGACTGTGCAGATAGCAGATCGGACTGCGGTCAAGCGGAGCACGGTTGCGTATTATCTGTCCACGATGAAGGGAAAAGGGTGGGTGCAGATGTCCCACATTTATCCTGTGGGCAACCCTTGTTTTGTCTGGGAGATCACGGACGAGGGCAAGCAACAACTTGGCTAAGTTTTTAGGGACTGTAAGAAAGCGACCTCAAGGTAAGTACCTGAAGTTGTTTTGCGAAGATTGTAAGTCGATGTGGGTTGCAGGAAGGTTTCCTATGTCCGTATCTAAAGTTGAAAAAATAATGGAAAGCAAATGCCTGATATGCGAGAGCACTAATCTTTCGGTATTTGATGATTTCCTGGAGGAACCAAAATAATGTTTAAACTATTTTACACGTTACTCATCATTGAGTACGTGGTCGAAGACCAAGGCGTAGCAACGTCTGTTATCTTCCCGAGTGAGAAAGCCTGTTACGATGCAATGGGCGACGGAGTGATGGATGATTTATATGATATCCTTGCTGACACATATGGCAAAGAAATCATGATGTACTGTCAACGAACACCGTTCATGTCAGGTATAAAGAAACCTGATGTCACTCCGAAGGTGAGACCAGATGAAGAAGGTTAAACCCAGAATGAACAACTGGACTGAGTCACAGAAAGAGTGGCTCGGTTACAAACGCCGGATGTCAGTAATGAAGAAGAAGGATATCACTTTGGCTAAACCGCCTTGGGAGAAAGAACCTTTGGACAAGGAGAAGGTTAAAGATGGGAGATGAAGCACTCAGCCCCGCGCATAAGTTCGAGTATCGTTTTCTCAAACAACAAGTAGATAGACTGGAGGGGGAGCGATACAAGCATGATGCTCCACGTAATGTTGAACAGGACTTGTGGAAAGCAAGAGAAGACCTTAAACAGTTCGTATCAAAGTTACGATCTAATGGAGTGAAGATATGAGACAATGGAAGTACACGGTTGAAGACTACAGAAAGTGTGCCCAGAAAGGTCTTACAATATCCGAGACATCAAGGGAGCTTGGCATTTCTCGTCAGGCTGTGCATCAAGCATCCAAACAATACGACATAAACTTTCACAAGAAGGACAATCGTGGAGGTGCGAGGGATCTTAACAAAGTAACCTGGCACTAAAGAAGAGGGGGCGAAGCCCCCTCAGTATTCCAAAATTTTAATCTTTTCATCATGGAGCTATGAAAAGTACGAGCAGTGTAATTATGGTAACACGAAAAACTATTCTGGCAAATACTTTTTATTTACCCAGTCTGGTCCCTTGCGATATCCTCTGATTTCAACAGCCGACATCTTTGACCACCCTCTGCAAAAAGCCTTTGCTACATCTAAATTGAGGCCAGTCAGCTTCGCTATTTCTTTTGCAGCTGTTTCTTCTGATGCGTATCCAACACACCGTTCTTCCAATATTTTTGTTATACTGGGATCATAGTCAGCCATTGTCTAGCCTCCTCTCCAAGAACTCTTGCACCAATTTCTATCTTAGCTTGTAAAGATTTCACAATCTTCTCATCAATTGAACCCTCGGTTATAAGATCAATGTAAGTCACGTTGTTCTTCTGTCCAATTCTGTGAGCCCTATCCTCTGACTGCATACGAGTTTCGAGGTTAAAGTCATTTGCATAGTACACCACCAGGTTTGCTTCGGTCAATGTCAGACCGTATCCGGCGGTCTGTGGGTTGCCAACAAAGAACCGCAAAGGATGTTGCGGATTTTGAAAGTTTTGCACAATATTATTACGTTCCTCATCAGAAGTGTCGCCAAAGTATGCAGCAGCTGACCCGTATCCAAACTTTTTGTTGAGCATTTCTACGATTTGTTGGATGTCGTAACGGAACCGAGACCAGATGATTGCTTTGCCATCGTGTTCGTCCATAATTTCTGCAAGTGCATCCATTCTTTTGGATGGAAAGTATATCATCTCCCCATCATCTGTCTTCAAGTGACCAGAAAGTATCTGCTGTAGCCTGAGTAATTGTGTAATCACAGCAGGAGCCGAGGTCATTTCACCATCTTCAAACAAAACCATGGCATGACGCCGGATACTTTCGTACATTTGTTTCTGTTCTTTGGTGGTCGGCACATATCTGGCTGTGTAAATCTTTTCTGGTAGGTCAAGACAATCTTTTTTCAGAACTCGATATGAGAACTGGTCGATCTTTACTGTCAGTTCGTCTAGGTTTTTGAACCCAACGATCTGATTGAATGCTTGTGCTCCCATCTTCTTCCGCTGCAACACAGCGTATCGACCTTGGAATGCGTAGAACGAATCATATCCGAGAACACTCTTTTGTAGGAACTCAGCCTGGGAATAGATGTCAAGCGGACTTTTTGTTATCGGAGACCCTGTCAACAGTCTTTTGTAGTTGAATGCTTCTGCAATTTTGGTAAGACTTTTAGTGCGTTTGGCCTTGGGGTTCTTGATCGTGGTTGATTCGTCAATGGCAATCATTCCCCTCAAACCAAACGCACGACCCAACCACTCCCCCGCTTGTTTTCCTTTGACCGTGGAGAACGCTTCGACGTTCATGACAAAGATAGTCATTCCGTCAAACGGATCTTTCACTGATCGCATTTCTTTTGTCTGTGTCTTGTTGGCATTTGCCACCCACCGAATCACTCGAACAGGCACATCATCAGACATATGCTCTGGAATTTCTTTCTGTACCCAGTTGCGGTACACACCTTTTGGTGCAATGATCAATGCAAAATTTATTTTGTTCTGCTGATAAAGCATCCCGATATTGTCTATTAAAACCTTAGACTTACCGGTTCCCATCTCCATAAAGTAACCAAAAAACTTCTTGTGTCCACCAAGATCCAATGCAGTCTTTTGATGTTTATATGGATTTGTTTTAAATTTATACTTGCAATTCATACAGAACTCCCTATGTTGTATTATACATGGATCAAATGATCTATAATTTCAACCCTGAAGAGGAAAAAAACTTATGACTGATATATTCGAAGACTACTTTGACGACGGCGAGGCTCTCGCCAATGTTGAGTTTGCAAGTGCAAAGCAACTCAGTGACCTGGTTCGCAAGCTGCGCAAGGTCGAAGATCAAATTGCAGATGCAGAACAATACTTGAAGACTATAAAGGCAGAGAAGCACAGGCTCTCTACCGAAAACATTCCGGCACTTATGGATGAGATGGGTATGGAACGCATTGACGTTGACGGTTTGACCGTTGAGCGTAAGATGATTGTTTCTGCTTCTATTCCACAGGATCGCAAGGAAGAAGCTTTCGCATGGCTACGTGAGAACGGACTTGATGATATCATTAAGAACGATATCACTTGTTCATTTGGCAAAGGCGAAGATAATCTAGCAGGAGACGTTGTGGGTATTCTGCGAGAGAAGGGTTTTGATCCATCGACCAAGACCCATGTGCATCCATCCACATTGAAAGCGTTTGTAAAAGAACGTGTGACAGATGGTAAACCAATCGACCTCGATATGTTCGGGGCATTTATTGCAAACGCAGCACAACTACGGAGGAAAGTGTAATGGCAAATGCAGTAGCGAAAGCAAAAGGTGTGGAAGTAAGCACCGATGTAATGGATGATATTTTTGAAACAGCAGGAGACGGTGCCGCATTCGACAGTTCCGAAATGCAAATACCGTTTGTTCGCATCCTTCAAGCAATGTCACCACAGTTGAGTAAGAAAAAGCCTGAGTACATTGAGGGGGCAACACAAGGTGATGTGTTCAACACAGTCACAAGCCAGTACTGGGATGGAGATATTGGGATCACAGTGGTTCCGTGCTACCAAACCACAAAGTATCTGGAGTTTGTTCCACGGGAACAGGGCGGTGGTTTTCAGGGTGAGATCCCTGCCAACGATCCTGATCTCACAAAGACTACTCGGGAGGGTGCAAGAGAGATTTTACCCAACGGTCACGAGCTTGTTCGTTCTGATCAACATTATTGTCTTGTTGTTGAGGAAGACGGTTCGTTTCAACCTGCGGTCATTGACATGAAGTCAAGCCAGTTGAAGGTGAGCCGACGTTGGAAAACTCAGATTGCAATGCAGAAAGTAAAACACCCGAAGTCTGGACAGATGGTAACACCTGCTGTCTATGCTACGGTGTGGAGGATCTCTACTACTGAAGAGTCAAATGACCAAGGTACGTGGGGCAACTACCAAGTAGCTAAAGAGGGCTTGGTAAATTCGCGTGATCTATTGATGGAAGCTAAAGCTTTTCGTGAGTCGATCATGGCGGGTGAGGTTAAAGCTGCAAAAGAACCAAGTGCTGATGGTTCTTTAGATGGGGATAACGAAATCCCATTCTAAGTAGCAGTTTTGGGGGCACGGGGTTTTACTCTCCTTTTTTCCCTGTGCCCCCATCCAACCTCAACAGGAGCAGAATATGTCAACAGCGAAGAGACTGATGTCTGTGTTCGAGGGTTCACAGAAAGGCCACGGTCAAACCACTGTGGGTCGGATAGGTCGAAACGGTAAAGCGGATGCAAAGAGTTTCGTGATCCGAGGATCGTTGACAGATGATATAGTACAGGGACACATTGATGGGACACAAGGGATCGGGGCGATACCGATCAAGTCTGGAGACATTTGTAAGTTTGGAGCATTGGATATAGACGTATATGATCTGGATCATAAAGCTCTTAACAAAAAAATACATCAACTAAAACTTCCACTACACCACTGTCGATCCAAATCCGGCGGTGCTCATTTGTTTTTATTTTTAAAGGACTGGGAGCCTGCTGCTCTGGTCCGTGAGATATTATCCGAGATGGCTTCTGCCATCGGGTTCTCTGGTTGTGAGATCTTCCCAAAGCAAGACACAATCATTGAGGACAGAGGAGACTTGGGCAACTTTATAAACTTACCATACTTCAACGCAGAAGAAACAATGCGATATTGTTTTGACAAGAAGTGCGAAGCCATGGATCTTGATACGTTTCTAACAAGCGTTGAAAAGACAAAAGTCTCGATGGCAGAATTAAACGAGATGTCTTTTGCAGGAGACCGAAAACATTTCGGGGATGGTGCTTATTGCTTGGAGTTGCTTTCAAGTCTGGGCAAGGTCACAGAAAACAGGAACATCTTTCTGTTTGCGGTGGGTGTGTATTGTAGAAAGAAGTGGACGGATGATTGGAAGAAGCACCACGAAGAGTATAACCGATTGCTTTGTCAGCCTCCTCTTCCTGCATCCGAGGTCATGCAGCTACAGAAATCTTTGGAGAAAAAAGATTACTTCTACCAGTGTGACATCTGTCCTTTGAAAGATCATTGCAACAAAGAGATATGTAAGACTAGGAAGTACGGCATCGGTAACGACGGTGCGGACACCCCAAAGGTCGATGCACTTACTCTCCTC